GATGCAGAGGTAATCGAACATGGCGACCTACAAGACCTCCGACGCCGTCGGCGAGCGCGAAGAGCTCGCGGACGTCATCTACCGCATCGACCCGACCGACACGCCGATCTTCTCGGCGCTGAAGAAGGAGGGTGCGCGCGCCGTCTACTCCGAGTGGCAGGTGCAGGAGCTCGCCGCCGCCTCGGCGACGAACTACAACAACGAGGGCGCGGACTACAGCTACGTCAACCCCTCCGCGACGACCCGCATGGGCAACTACCACCAGATCTCGGTGAAGGCGGCTTCCGTCTCCGGCACGCTCGACGCGGTGGACAAGGCGGGCCGCGATCGCGAGACGGCCTACGTCAAGACGCTCAAGGGCCTCGAGCTGCGCCGCGACATCGAGAAGTACCTCGTGTCGGACGTGGCGAAGAGCTCGAGCGATCCGCGCAAGGCCGGCACGCTGTCGACCTGGATCACGAACGTGAGCGTCGCGGCGTCGTCCGCCGCGCCGACTGGCGACGGCACCGACACGCCGACGCTGTCCGGCACCGACCGCGCGATGGCGATCAGCCAGATCGACGCGGCGATGCTCGCGGCGTTCGAGGACGGCGGCAAGCCGTCGATCATCACCATGTCGCCGACGAACAAGCAGGTCTTCTCGAACCTGTCGTCGGCCTCGGTGGCGACGAACCAGATCATCACGTCGGCGAACAAGGACGCGGCCTACGTCGGCGCGGTGTCCCTGTATCGCTCCGACTTCGGTGAGCTGAACGTCGTGGTCGACCGGTTCCAGGGCAACGACCGCCTGTTCCTGCTCGACACCGACTACGCCTCGATCACGACGCTGCCCAACCGCAACTTCGTGGTCGCCGACGTGGCGCCGACGGGCGACGCGACCAAGTTCGCGATCCTCGCGGAGTGGTCGCTCAAGGTCTCGGCGCCCAAGGCGCACGCGGCCGTGTACGACCTGACCGGCGCGTAAGCGTCGCCAGCAGCACGCCTACCTGGGGGCGGCAGGGAAACCTGCCGCCCCTTTCTCTTGCAAGAAACCGCACGGGATCTTCCATGCGAAAGCTCGTGAAGAGCGACCCTGCCACCGGCACGCGGACGTGGCTCGAGTGGGACGGCGACACGCCGATCTTCGCGCTCGAGCAGAACGTCGACGCGATCGTGGACGCGAACAAGAACGCGCAGAACGACGTCGGCAAGGGCTCTTTTCTGCGTCACCGCGGACCGCAGAAATACGCAGAAATCCCTGCGGCGATCTTCTGGGCGAAGGTCAAGGAGTTCGGCTGGCCGCGTGACAACCCGCAGGCCTGGCGGCACTTCGTGAACCATCGCGACTACCGCCACTTCCGCACCATCGGGGCAAGCATCTGATGGCGATCACGACCTATTCGGAACTCAAGACCGCGGTCTCGAACTGGCTTGCGCGCAGCGACCTGACCGACCGCATCCCTGAGTTCATCGCGCTCGCAGAAGCTCGCATGTCGCGCGCGCTCGAGACGCGCACGCAGGAGAAGCGCGCAACCTCGACGCTCACGGCCGGCGACGCATACGTCCTCCTGCCGAGCGACCTGCGGTCGGTGCGATCGGTCAAGCTGCAGACGTCGCCGGTCGAGGTGCTCGACTACCTGTCGCCCGAGGCGATCGACATCACCTACCCGTCGAGCGGCAACGGCATGCCGCGCGCCTACACGGTGATCGGCAGCGAGATCAAGTTCGCGCCGGCGCCGGACGACGACTACACCGCGGAGATCACCTACCTCACCGGCGTGCCGGCGCTGTCCGATGCAGCGCCGACGAACACGCTGCTGACGCGATACCCCGACGCCTACCTCTACGGCTCGCTCGCGGCGGCCGCTGTCTACCTGATGGACGACCCGCGCGTGCCGCAGTTCGAGCAGCTGTGGAGCCGCGCTCTCACCGAAATCACGACCAGCGAGGACGCGGCCAAGTTCGGCGGCAGCTCGCTGGTCATGCGCCTCGCGTAAGGAGCCCGCCATGTCGAAGTCCAATGCCTTCGAGCAGAGCCTGCTCGAGCTGCTGTTCAACAACAGCAACATCGCGAACGTCGGCGACGCGACCGGCCTGCGCGGCTCGAGCACGGCAGGCAGCCTCTACCTCGCGCTGCACACGGGCGACCCTGGCGAGGCCGGCTCGCAGACCACCAGCGAGTGCGCCTACACGAGCTATGCGCGACAGGCTGTCGCACGCTCGGTCGCGGGCTTCACGATCTCGGGCAACACCGCCTCGCTCGCCGCCAACGTGGACTTCCCCGAGGCGACCGGCGGCAGCGAGACGGCGACGCACTTCTCGATCGGCACGAGCTCGAGCGGCGCCGGCACTGTTCTGTACAAAGGCAGCATCACGCCGACCATTGCGATCTCGTCCGGCGTCATCCCGCGGGTCAAGTCCGGCTCGATCGTCACCGAGGACTGACGCATCGTGGCTGTCATCGTCACAGCCTCGCCGGAGTTCTCGCTCGACAGCCTGACGACGTCGATCGACGATCTCGTCGAGTCTCTCGACACCATTGGCCTGCCGCACGGCGTCGCGACTTGCGCGGCGACCTCCGGGCGGATCATCGCGGCGTTCCCGCAGGCGTCGCTCGACAGCTTCTCGACGTCTATCGATGCTCTCGACGGGACGATCGATGACCTCGGCCTGATCAAGGGTGTCGCGACGGCATCGGCAGCGGCCGCGAGAATTGCGGGGGCCTCTGCCAATGTAGCAGCAGGCGCAGCGACTTCGTCCGCTGCCGCAATCGCGCTGGCCTCGACGTCCGCGGCTGCTGCGGGCCTTGCGGCAGGTTCGGCAGCATCGGCCCGGGTCGTTGGCACGACGGCTGCCGCTGCCGGCGCCTCGAGCGGCATCGCCTCGAGCGGCGCCACGGTCGGCGTCCAGGCAACGGCTGCGGGGTCTGGCACGGCCGCCGCGCTGGCGGCGAGGTTCGTGCAGGCCAACGCGGATGTGTCGGCTGGTTCGGCGAGCGTGTCGGCGATCGCCGTGCCGACGCTGGCAACGTCGCTTGTCCCTAGCTCCGGGACGGCAACGGTATCGGCGGCGACGGTCATGTTCCGCGCCGCCAGCGCAACTGCAGAAGGTGCCGCCACGGCTTCCGCCGTGGCGTCAGCATTGGCGCTGGCAACGCCGTCTGCAGCTGGCTCGGCGGCTGCAAGCGCCGCCGCGCTGCGGATCGGCTGGGGCCTCGGCGTCGAGGGCGCAGAGAGCTGGACGCCGCAGGCGGCTGGCGCAGAGGCGTGGAGCGACGTCGCCACGGGCGGCGAGGCTTGGAGCGAGGCGGCGGCCGGCGCAGAAGCCTGGTCGACTGTCGCGAACGGCAACGAGACCTGGGCAGAGGCGGCATGATCGAGCTCGGACAATGGCTGCCTGACCAGCCGGCGCTGGGTAGCGCCGGCGTGACGGTCGCCAAGAACGTGCTGCCGGCCGCTCGCGGCTACAAGCCGTTCCCCGACCTGTCGGCGCTGTCCCAGGCGGCCAGCGAGCGCCTGACCAACCTGGCTGCAACCAAGACCGCCGCCGGCACGGTGACCATCTACGCCGGCGGCCTGTCCAAGCTGTTCAAGTTCGTCAAGGCGACCGGCGCGCTCGCGGATGTCAGCAAGAGCGGCGGCTACGCGACCGCATCGACGGACCGGTTCTACTTCACGACGTTCGGCGATCGGCTCATCGCGTGCAACAACGTCGACCCGCTGCAGTTCGTCTCGATCACGAGCGGCGGGAACTTCTCCGACCTGGTTGCGTCTCTCTCGTCCAAGTTCATCACCACGGTGCGCGACTTCGTCGTGACCGCCAATGTCACCGAGAGCGGCACGGCGACGCCGTACCGCTTGCGCTGGTCTGCGCTGAACGACGCCACGAGCTGGACTGTCGGCACCAACCAGGCCGACTACCAGGACATCGCCGACGCCGGCGCCATCACCGGCCTGGCCGGCGGCGAGTTCGGCGTGGTGTTCCTCGAGCGCGCGATCGTCAGGATGCAGTACGTCGGCTCGCCGCTGGTCTTCCAGTTCGACCGCGTCGAGACCGCGCGAGGCTGCGAATACCCTGGCAGCGTCGTACAGCTCGGCAGCGCGTGCTTCTACATCGCGTCGGACGGGTTCTACGTCTTCGACGGCAACGCCTCGAGGCCGATCGGCAGCGAGCGCGTCAACCGGTGGTTCTTCGACAACTCGAACGCCGCTTATCGCGACCGCATCACGGCGGCGGTCGACCCTCTCAACCAGCTGGTCATGTGGTCGTTCCCGTCCGCTCAGAGCGGCGGCGGACCGGACCGGCTGATCGTCTACAATTTCGCGATCGACAAGTGGGCCTACGCGGAGGTCACCAACGACTTCGTCGCACCACTGTTCAATGCGTCCTACACGCTCGACGATCTCGACAGCATCTCGGGCTCGCTTGACGCGCTTGGCGTGTCTCTCGACAGCTCGTCGCTCAAGCTCGGCAAGTTCGTGTTCGGCGGCGGCGTTGCCAACAAGATCGGCACCTTCACCGGATCGAACCTCGCCGCCACGATCGAGACCGCCGAGGCCAACCTTGTCGAGGGCGGACACGCACTGGTGACGCAGGTCACGCCGCACACGACCGGCGGCACCGTCACGGTGCAGGTCGGCGAGCGCGCGCGCCAGCAGGACAGCGTGAGCTATGGCTCCGCGTCGTCGCTGAACGACGCAGGCTTCTGCCCGGTTCGATCGGCGAACAAGTACCACCGCGCTCGGCTCAACCTGAGCGGCGAGTGGTCCTACGCGCAGGGCATCGACCTGGCGGCGAGCCGCATGGGTAAGCGCTGATGGCCGACAACCAGTTCCGCGCGCTTCCGCTCGCTCATGGCGCGCGCGATGTCTACGAGGTCGTGAACAGCCTGCGCGATGGCAAGGTGAACTCGACCGGCAGCGTGACGCTGACGGCGAGCTCGGCGACGACGACGGTGACGGACCTGCGCGCCGGACAGGACAGCGTGATCCTGTTCATGCCGACGACCTCGAACGCGGCGGCGGCGGCCGGCGGCATGTATGTGAGCACGCGCGGCAAACAGAGTTTTACGCTGACGCACGCGAACAACGCGCAGACGGACCGCACGTTCGCCTATGTCGTTCTCGGATAGCTGGAACAAGGCGCGGCGCATCCTGGCGCCGGCGATCGAGCACGGCGGCACGCACGACGAGAAGGACGTCTTCGACGCCATCGTCTCTGGCGCGGCGCAGCTGTGGATGCAGAACGACAGCGCTGCGGTGACGGAGATCGTGAGCTACCCGCGGGTCAAGTCGTGCCGGGTGTGGCTGGCGGCCGGCGACCTCGAGGACATCCGCTCGATCGAGCGGCAGATCGAGGATTGGGCGAGGGGCGTCGGCTGCGGCCGGCTCGAGATCATCGGCCGCAAGGGCTGGTTGAAGAAACTGAAGCACGCAGACGCGCGCGTGCTGATGACGAGAGGGATCTAGGACATGAGCGGTGGCGGATCGAAGACCGAGTATGTGACCTCCGCGCGCACGAACGAGCCCGCGGCGTTCATCAAGCCGTTCCTCGAGTACGGCGCGCAGGAGGCGAAGAACCTCTACCAGAGCTCGCTTCCGTCCTACTACCCGGACTCGACGGTCGTCGGGTTCGCGCCGCAGCAGGAGATGGCACTGCGCGGCATGGAGCAGCGCGCGCTCGCAGGCTCGCCGATCACCGCGGCGGCACAGCAGAACGCGGCGAACGTGCTCGGCGGATCGTTCCTCATGGGCGGCAACCCGTACCTGCAGCAGGCGATCCAGAACGCCTCGCAGCCCACAATCGACGCGGTGCAATCGAAGTTCAGCGCCGCCGGCCGCCTGGGCAGCGGCGCGAACATGGACGTGCTCTCGCGCAACGTCGGACAGATCGCCCAGAACATGGCGTTCGCCAACTATGGCGACGAGCGGCAGCGGCAGATGCAGGTGCTTGGCATGGCGCCGCAGCTGGCCGCTCAGGACTACGCCGACTTCAACGCGCTCGCCGGTGTTGGCGATGCGCGCCGCCAGCAGGCCCAGGCCGAGCTGCAGGACCAGGTCAACCGGTTCAACTTCGAGCAGAACACGCCGGCGGAGAAGCTCGCCAAGTACATGGCGCTGGTTGGCGGCGGCCAGTTCGGCTCGACCGGCACGGACACGCGGCCGGTGTTCTCCAACCCGCTGGCCGAGGGCCTCGGGCTGGCGACCGGTGCGGCGGGGCTGGGGAACATGCTGTTCGGCAAGCCGTCCGCATTCAGCGGCGGCGGGCTGCTCCGTGGACTGTTCTGATCGGAGGCGCAGATGGCAACGCAAGACGAAATGCTCGCCGGCCTCCTCGGAGGCATCCCTGGCGGCCCGCTCACGACCGGCCTGCTGGCGACGAGCGCCGGCCTGCTCTCGGCCGGCGGCCCCTCCTACGAGCCGCGGTCGTTCGGTGGAGCCCTGGGCGCCGGCATGATGTCCGGGCTCAACGCCTACCAGCAGGCGCAGCAGAACTCGCTCTCGCAGTACGTCGCGGCGACCAAGCTCGCGCAGCAGATGCGCCAGCAGCAGGCTTTGACCGGGCTGACTGCGAACATGTCGCCGCAGATGCGCAGCCTGGCGCTCGCCAACCCCGATGCGTTCACGAAGACGCTGGCCGAGAGCCAGCTCAAGCCGTCCAGTTTCCAGCAGAAGGTCAACGACTACCAGTCCGCGCTGCAGCATCCCGACCCGCTCGTTCGTAACGCGGCGGTCGCGCAGCTGGCCGCGGAGACGCCCGAGTTCAAGGCGCTCGTGGCAGGCATGACCGCAGGAGCCTCTGAGCGCGGCCGGTTCGACGCAGTCTCCACCGGCGAGCTCGCGACGCGGGCAGGCGCCGAGGCCGGCGCTCGCGAAGCCGCCACGCTCCCCTTCGCCGGCCCGAGGGCCGCGGCGACCGCCGCCGGCAGCTTCTACGCCACGCCCCAGCGGATCGGCGACAGCCTGGTCATGATCCCTGCGCCCGGCGCTCCGACGCTCCCAGGAGCTCCCAGGATGGGCGCTGGAGCGCCACAGCCCGGCGGCGGGGCTCCCGGTGCCCCGGCGGTGCCTGGCGCTCCTGCGGGCCAGCCTGGCGCTCCCAGCGTCGTGTACAGCGCGCCGCGGGATGCGGAGAAGACGGCGTCGATGGAGGACACGCTCCGCAAGGAGTTCGACGCTCGTGCGGAGGTCAAGGGGTTCAAGGAGGTCGCGGTCGCTTTCGGCTCGGCCATGAAGGCTGCCGACAACAGGGCTGGCGACCTCAACATCGTCTATGCCCTGGCGAAGACATTTGACCCCGGCTCGGTTGTCAGAGAGGGCGAGAGCGTGATGGTCGTGAGCGCGACCAACCTTCCCGGCCGCGTCGAGGGCCTTCTGAACTACGTCGCCGGCGGCGGCCAGCTTGGTCCGACCCAGAGGCGTGAGCTGCTCGCTGAGCTCAACACGCGCGCCATGCAGTGGAAGTCGCTCTACGACACCGCCTACCAGCAGACCTACGACATCACCAGCAGGCGCGATCTCAACGTCAGGAACGTCGTTCCCGATCGCCTTGACCTGCCCGAGTTCAAGCCGGTTCCGATCAATAGGCCGGAACCGCCACCGGCGCAGCAGCAACCGCGTCGGCCTGGGCAGCCTGCTGCGCCGCCAGGTCGCCCTCCGCTCGACGACATCTTTGGAGGCCGGCGCTGATGGCCGAGTTCAAGGACATGGCCGATCCGGTCCGCGCAGCCCTCAAGGAAGGGTATTCGCAGGCCGAGGTGCTCGACTTCATCGGCGAGCGCTATGGCCTCGCGGACAAGATCGGCGAGGCCAGGTCGAGCGGATACAAGGACCGCGAGATCATCGGCCACCTGACCGGCTTCAAGCCGCTGCCGCATCCGCGAGAGCTGCTGGACGACCGGATGATCCCGCAGGGGCCTGCGTTGCCCGGCGACATCCGTCTCCTGCCGACATCGATCGGTGACGCAGCAAGATCCTTCGCGCTCGGGACGCGAGATGTGATCGAGGGCGCCGCCGGCATCCCCGTGATGATCGGCGACGCCGCCAATCGGTTTCTCGGCCTGCAGCCCGTTTCTGGGTTGCTTGAGCGCGGCTTTGACGCCGCCGGCTTTCCCCGCGCCGAGACGGCGCAGGAGCGCATGGTCAGCGACATCAACCGGGCGGGCGCCGGCGTCATCGCGGGAGGCGCGGTGGCGAAGGGCGTGTCGGCGGCCATGCCGGCGTCGCCGGTCGCTGCTCGAGCTGCGGACGTCATGCTGATGGACCCGCGCGCGCAGATGGTGGCCGCGGGCACCGGCGCAACAGCGTCCGGCGTGGCGCGCGAGGACGGGTACCCGCCTCTCGCCCAGCTCGGTGCCGGCATCGTCGGCAGCGTTGCTGCGCCTGGAACCGGCATGCGCTCGGTCACTGCCGCCACCGCTGAACGTGCGGCCGAGGCCGGCACAAATATGGTTCGCCCGTTCACGAAGGAAGGCCGCGAGGTGATCGTCGGCAATGTCCTGCGGCGGCTTGCCCGCGATCCCGATGCCGCTGCTGCTCGCATGGGAACGGCGCCAGAGTATGTCCCAGGCTCGCGACCGACCGCGGCCCAAGCGTCTCGGGACACGGGACTTTTGTCAGCTCAGACACCGATCCAGAACATAGACGACACCGGACGGTTCGCGTCTCAGTACAGCGAGAACGCGCTATCGCGGCGCGCCGCGATCGACCGCATCGCACGCGATGAGCAGACCATCGCTCGGGCGGAAGCCAAGCGCGACGCCGTCACCGGGCCGATCCGCGAACGCGCGTTCGAGGAGGCTCGACAGAACAACGCGGCCGCCAGCGCTGGTCGCGTCGAGGCGGCGATCGACAGCGTCCTCGCGTCTCCTGCTGGCAAGCAGGAAGCCGTTGAGCGCGCCATGAACTGGGTGCGAGATCGCCTCCGCGGACTACCCGGCACTGACGGCGGGATTGATCCGCAGAACCTGTACGCGCTTCGCAAGGACATCGGCCTGGCGATGGGTGGCCGCCTGTCTGGAGAGAAGCAGGATCTTCGTCTGGCGCGCGGCGAGCTCATGGACGTGCGCCGGGCAATCGACGAGGCCATCGAAGCTGTCGCACCCGGCTTCCGCGGCTATCTCAGCACCTACCAGCGCATGAGCCAGCCGATCGACCAGATGCGACTGCTCCAAGACATCCGGCAGCGGTCTCTCGGTCAGATCGCCGATGCCACCAGCGGCGTCGACGTACTGATGCCCGGCAAGTTCAAGCAGGCGATCCGCACGCTCGCTCCCGACATTGCCGAAACACTCACGCCATCTCAGCGGCTCGTGGTCGATCGCATCGCCGCGGACCTTGATCGAAGCGCCGCGGCGTATGCGCCTGGCATGAAGCCACCAGGAAGCGACACGTTCCGCAACATGTCGGTGTCGAACCTTATCGGCACGATGATGGCTCGAGATATTGGCGACAACGCGACCCTCAAGACGCTGTCGAAGGGGTTGAGCTTTCTCTACCGCGTGCCTGACGAGCAGCTGCAGCGTCTCCTGGTCGAGGCGATGCTCGACCCGGCTCTGGCGCGACAGTTCATGCAGAAGGCGACGACCAGCAGCGTCGAGACCGTCGGGTCGGCGTTGCGGCGCAAGCTCGAGCAAACCAGTGTGGCTGCGGCGACGTCGCAGTCCTCTGCCCAGTGAGGTGAACCATGCCTATCCGCGACTACTCACAGACCGCCGGCTCCAACACCTCCATCTCGTCGATCAACATCGCCGAGGGGTGTCCGCCGTCGAACATCAACGACGCGATCCGCCAGGCGCTCGCCGACATCCGCGAGGTGCAGGCGAGCTCCACGATCGCCTCGGCCGCGACGTGCAACATCGGCGCGGCGAATGCCGAGTACCTGGCGGTCAGCGGGACCACGACGATCACCGCCTTCGACAGCCTGGCGGCCGGCGTCTACCGGGTGCTCAAGTTCGACGGCACGCTGACGCTGACGCACAACGCCACGTCGCTGATCCTGCCCGGTGGCGCCTCGATCACCACCGCGGCGAACGACGTCGGCGGCTTCCGTTCGCTGGGCTCCGGCAACTGGCGGTGCGAGTGGTTCAGCCGCGCGACCGGCGCGGCGGTCATCACGCTGCCGATCGCCAACGGCGGCACCGGCAGCACGACCGCGTCAGCAGCTCGCACGGCGCTCGCGGTGCCAGGCCTGGCAGACGTCAACTCGTTCACCGTCGCCAATCGCGGCGCGATCACCGCGCTGACGGACGGCGCAACGATCACGCCGGACTTCGCGGCGGCGAACAACTACAGCCTGACGATCGGCGGCAACCGCACGCTCGCCAATCCGACCAACCAGACCGCCGGCCAGTCCGGCGCGATCGTCATCACCCAGGACGGCACCGGTGGCCGCACGCTGGCGTTCGGATCAAACTGGAAGTTCGCCGGCGGCACCGCGCCGACGCTGACGACCACGGCGAGCGCGGTGGACGTGCTGCTCTACTACGTCGAAAGCGCCAGCCGCATCACCGCGGCGATGCTCAACGACGTGAAGTGACGCCATGATCGTCCCCGGCTCCGCGAACGCTCTGCTGCTGGCCTCGCTTGCGGGCTACCAGGTCCCCTACTCGCTGCGGTTTCGCGCGAGCAACAGCGCCAACCTTCGGAAGACGTTTTCCTCCGCATCTACCAACTTCGATGTGCAGACCATTTCTCTATGGTTCAAGCGAGGTCGCCTTACGCTGACAGACAGCCCCATTGCGAATTGCCTCATTACGCAATTCGGGTCCGGTGGAAACTATCCAACCTTCGAGCTGGGTTTTGAACCAAGTTCCGATCAACTTGTATTTATGAACAGAAGCGCATCGACATCCTATAACCACCGCTTGGTAACGACTGCGCAGTATCGTGACCCATCGGCTTGGTATCACCTCGTCATTGCATACGACAGCAGCCTCGCCACAAGCACCGACCGCATCAAGATGTGGATCAACGGGGTGCAGATTACTTCGTTCTCAACCGCAACCTATCCGGCGCAAAATCTGGACAGCCAGTTGGCGAACAATACCTACTCGCAGCCCGCTGACATTGGCAGCTTTGCAAATGGAAGCAGGTATTTCGACGGCTACATGGCCGAGGTGAACTTCATCGACGGCCAAGCCCTGACGCCCAGCAGTTTCGGCCAGACCGACGCAACGACCGGCGTGTGGGTGCCGAAGAAGTACGCTGGCAGCTACGGCACCAACGGCTTCTATCTGAAGTTCGCTGACGCCTCTGCGGCCACCGCAGCCGCCATCGGCAAGGACAGCAGCGGCAACGGCAACAACTGGACGCCCAGCGGCATCTCGGTGACCTCTGGCACGACGTTCGACCAGAGCCTCGACACGCCGACGCTGGGTTATCCGGTCTGGTCGCCAATCGACAAGGCGACGGTGACGGTCAGCGAGGGCAACACGGCTGCGGTTCCGGCCGCCGATGTCCACGCCATCCGCGCCACGATGGCGTTGCCAGCGACCGGCAAATGGTACTGGGAAGTCGCCGTGTCTGCTTTGGGATACGGAACGGGTCTTGGCATTGCCGATAACGCATCCAACCTGACAGCCAACGCATCAAGCCCGGAAACTCGCACCTATCAGTTCGGTTCTTGGTTCAACTCGTTCAACGGTGGAGTTGTCCAGTATGGAACCAACCAAAATGTGCTTGGGGCAACCAACTGGACTGCCGCAAGCCAGCCCGCAGCCAACGACATCATCATGATTGCCGTCGATATGGACAACGGCTCGATGTGGGTCGGGAAGAACGGCACATGGTTCAATAGTAGCGGCACCGCGAACCCCGCGACTAACACGGACCCGCGTTGGACTGGCCTTAGTGGCACGACATGGTTTCCTTATATGTCGGGCTACGGTTCGGTAACGCCCGTCACCTGCCGCATCAATTTCGGCCAGCGCGCCTTCGCCTACACGCCGCCCAGCGGGTTCAAGGCGCTGAACACCGCCAACCTCCCGACGCCCTCCATCAAGAAGAGCAGCACCTACTTTGACGTTACGCGGCGAACTGGCACGGGTGCGACGACATCTGTAAGCACGTTGGGTTTCCAGCCGGACTGGGTGTGGATCAAGAGCCGGAGCAACGGCACGGCGCACAATCTGTTCAACAGCGTCATCGGCGCGACGAAGGGCATCCAGACCACCGGACCCAACGCTCAGTACACCGACACCAACACGCTGACGGCATTCAATGCCAATGGCTACTCGCTGGGCAGCGATGCCTCTTCGCGTGGCGTCAACATCAATACGAACACCTATGTGGACTGGGCGTGGAAGGAAAGCACGACGGCTGGCCTCGACATACTTAGCTGGACAGGAGACGGGACGGGAGCGCGCACGATCAACCACGCTCTTGGCGTCACGCCAGAGTTTATGATGCTGCGCGGCACGGATGCTCGGGTATGGGCCTGCTGGTTCAACAGCATGACCAGCGCCGCCTACTACATGGACCTTGGCACCGCCGCCGCTGAAGCCGTCGATACGACGATGTTCGACAGCACGTCTCCGACATCCACGACGTTTCGAGTTGGCAGCTACAACAACATCAACGCTGTTGCCTACGTCGGATATTTTTTCTCGTCCATTGCAGGCTTCTCTCAGATCGGCAGCTACACCGGCAACGCATCGACTGATGGGCCGTTCGTGTGGTGCGGGTTCCGCCCCAAGTTCGTCATGGTGAAGGCCGTGAATGTCGCCACGGGTTGGTTCATGTCTAACCCGTCGAACTCGGCTAACGAAGTGATCTTGCGCGTTTTCTCTGACTCGACGGCTCAGGAACTGTCCAACACCTACGGCCTCGACCTTCTGTCGAACGGCTTCAAGGTTCGTGCGCCTACCGGCTACAGCCTGAACAATAGCGGCAACAAGTATGCGTTCATCGCATATGCCGAAAACCCATTCAAATACGCGAGGGCACGATGAGATTTTCCCTTCCCGACGGCCAGACCGTCCACATCGACCAGGAGTTCGAAATGGGCGGCATCCAGTATCCGTCGAACTGGCTGCGGCTGATGACGCCGAGCGAGAGGCTGGAGTTCGGCGCGGTCGAGCTTCCGGAGCCGCCGGTCGTGGACGGGCGCTACTACAGCGCCCTCGGCGTGCCGCACGCCATCGAGCAGATCAAGGCGCAGAAGCGCAACGAGGCGGCGTCGAAGCGCTGGGAGCGCGAGAACGCCGGCGTCGATGTCGGCGGGCGCAGCTTCGCCACCGACGAGCGCACGCGCACGGTCCTGATCGGCTCGCGCATCGTCGCGAAGGAGGACGCTACCTACACCGTCGAGTGGAAGTTCGCTGATGGCTTCGCGACGCTGACCGCCGCCGAGCTGATCGCGGCGGCCAATGCAGTCGGCGCGCATGTGCGTGCGTGCTTCGCCGCCGAGCGCATGCATGTTGCCGCGATCGAGGCGCTGTCCGATGCGCAGGCGGTAATCGACTACGACACCAGCGTCGGGTGGCCGTGATGCAGCACCTGCAAGAGACCGAGAAGCACATCCTGGACATCGCCGCCATCGGCGCTTGGATCGGCGCCCTGGCCGGCTGGCTTCCGGCCATCGCCGCGGCCCTGTCGATCGTGTGGACGGTGATCCGCATCTGCGAGACGCGCACCGTGCAGCGCTGGCTGCGGCGACAGTGATGCGCGCGGCCGTCGTCGTCGGGATCGCTGTGCTGGCGGTCTCGCCGGCGGCGGCCCAGCAGCCGGCGTGCATGCCGGTTGACCAGCTGCAGAAGATCCTGCGCGAGAACTATCGCGAGGCGCCGGTCATCACGGCGCGGATCGACAACGGAAACATGCTCGTGATCTTCGCCGCCGATGATGGCTCGTGGACAGCCGTGGTCGTGGCGCCGACCGGGCTCGCGTGCGCCGGCTTGATGGGCGGTGCGCTGCGCTTCACCGGCAAGGGTGCTTGATGCCGTTTCCCAGGATGTCGAGGTCCGAGGCACTGCGCAGGGTTGAGTCAATCGAGCAGGCGCTGCGAGAAGGGTGCCCACCGATCGGCGTGGCCGTGAAGAGCGGCCAGCGCAATGCGGTCGCGGTCGGGCTCGAGCGGGCAGGCGTGCGCAGCAATAGCAGCATGCAGCTGCTTGAGCGGGTGCAGGAGTCTGCCGGCCGGCGGATCGACTGGAGCCTCTACCCAGGCGATGCACCGCGCGCGCCCATTTCGCCACGCTTCGATCCGCCGCCAATCCCTGCAGATGACATTCCGGTCGAGCAGCTGATCGACCAGCTGGCCGAGCGCTTCGAGCGCCGGGCCGAGAACGCCGCGGCGAAGCGGTGGATGCGCTTTGCGCTACATGATGCAGGACCGTATGTGCTGGCCTTTGTCGGCGATCCGCACCTCGACGACAACGGCTGCAACTGGCCGCTGCTGAAGCGCGACGTCGAGCTGATGCGCCGCCCGCATGTCCACGGGATCATGCTGGGCGACGTCACGAACAACTGGAGCGGCAAGCTCCAGAGGCTCTACGCGCACCAAGACGTCAGCCGCGACCGCGCGTGGAAGCTCGCGGAGTGGTTCTGGCAGGCGGTGCCATGGCTGCTGCTGGTCAAGGGCAACCACGACATCTGGTCGCAGTCCCACGGTCAGGGCGACCCGCTCGACTGGATGAGCCGCGGCGCGGCAGCGCTCGAGGACTGGCAGGCCCGCATCGAGGTCGCCGCCGGCGAGCACAAGCTACGCGTCTGGGCCAGTCACGACTTCAAGGGATCGTCACTCTACAACCCGCTGCATGGCCCGATGCGCGCGCAGCGGTTCTCCGCAGGAGAAGCGGACATACTTGCGGCAGGTCATCAACACCATTGGGAACTGTTTAGCGGCGAGGACGCGGACAAGACGACCAAGCCGCACTGGCTCGTCCGCGCGCGAGGCTACAAGTACCTCGACCCGCACGCCGACCGTCACCAGTTCGCCTCGCAGCAGCACGGCGCGACCATCGCGGCGGTGATCGACCCGAGCCGCGAAGGGCCGGCGGCGGTGCAGTGCTATGCCGACCTCGCCGAGGCCGTCGAGATCCTCGAGTTCAAGCGCCAGAGGTGGGAGGCCGCATGCCGAGACGCCGCCGATCCGAAGACGACGACTGGTCCGAAGCGGCGAACCACGCCGGCGAAATGATGGCCGGCTCGATCAACGAGCTGCGGTCCTCTGACCCGCCGGGCAAGCCGTTCGAGCCGCAGCGTGGACCGCTGGGCTTCTGCGTGGACCCTGCCGCCTACAAGCGCCGGCCGCGGCGAGCCAAGGCACGGCCATGATGGACGCAGAGATCGCGCTCAAGCTGATCAACGACGTCGGCTTCCCGATCGCCTCGGCGATCGGCTGCGGCTACTTCGTGTTCCTGGCGCTCAAGTTCATCCTCGAGGGCGTCACCAACGCCATCCGCAACTTGACCTCCATCGTGTCGTCCCTGGATGCGCGGGTGAAGGCGATGAACACCGACATCGTGAAGATCGACACGCTGGTGTCCGCCGCGCTGAACGTGCAGCCGGACACCGATCGCATCGCGCGCGCGGAGCGCGAGGATGCGAGGAAGGACTGACATGCAGCTCGCGGCGTGGATCAACCAGTACGGCTTCCCGATCGTGGCCTCGGTCGGGATGGGCTACCTGGTCCTGCATGTCTGGCGCTGGGCCACGCAGACCGTGAAGCCGGCGCTGTCCGAGGCCAGCACCGTCTGCATCGCGCTGATCGACCGCGTGCGGATGCTCGACAACGACCTCATCCGGCTGAACCAGAAGATCTCGGTCGTGCTGATGATGCGTGGACGAAAGGGTTGAACATGGACTTGCTCAAGATCGTCGGTGCGGTTGCGCCGTCCCTCGCGACCGCCATCGGCGGACCGCTCGGCGGCATGGCGATGAAGGTCGTCGCCGAGGTGCTCGGGCTGCCGGCGGACAGCAGCGAGAAGGATGTGTCGAAGGCGATGGCGGCGGCGACGCCCGACCAGCTCCTGGCGCTCAAGCAGGCGGACCAGGACTTCGCCGTTCGCATGCGCGAGCTCGACATCGACCTCGAGAAGATTGCCGCGTCGGACCGCGACAGCGCCAGGCGGCGCGAGGCGCAGGTGCGAGACTGGATGCCGCGGGTGCTGGCGTTCGTCATCGTCGCCGGCTTCATGGGCACTGTCTTCATGGTCCTGCTCGGCTACGTCGAGGGGATGAAAGACCCGCTCATGGCGACTACCGTCGGCACGCTGATCGGGTTCGTCTCGGCCAAGGCGGAGCAGGTGACGGCCTACTACTTCGGTTCGTCGAGCTCGAGCCAGCAGAAGACGCAGCTGCTGGCCGGAGCCCAGAAGTGACCGCGGCGACCTGGCCGAAGGCCTTCGCCGCGGTGCTCCGGCACGAGGGCGGCTACGTTAACCATCCCAAAGACCCAGGCGGTCGCACGAACCTCGGCGTGACCCAGAGGGTCTGGGAGGAATGGGTCGGCCACCCAGTCGACGAAGCCGCCATGCGCGCGCTGACGCCTGCGATGGTGGAGCCGCTCTATCGGGCGAAGTACTGGAACGCAGTGCGCGGCGACGAGCTGCCCGCCGGCGTCGACATGTGCGTGTTCGACGTCGCCGTGAACAGCGGACCGGGCAGGGCGGCTCGCCTGCTCCAGGCGGCGGTCGGCGTGGCGGTCGACGGCGGCATCGGACCGAAGACGGTGGCGGCGGCGGTTGCCAAACCGGCGCCAGAAACGATCGACGCGATCTGCAACGCGCGCGAAGCATTCTTGCGCGCACTGCCAACGTTTTCAGTGTTTGGCGTAGGGTGGTTGGCGCGCGTCGAGAGGGTCAGACGCGAGGCAAAATCTTTTGCCACTTGATGTCGTTTTCTTAGGAAAACGACGCTCAGTTTTGACCGCGAAGTGGCAGAAAAGCCAATGTTTTCAACGAGTTTTATATGATCTC